CGTATTGCCGAAGTCGGCGTACTTGCCCGCAGCCACCGCAATGGTGTTTGCGAACTGAAAGCCGCTGTTTGTGTTGAAGCCGCCCGCGCTGTCGATCGTGCCGACGATCGCGTAGTCGGCGCTGGTGGTCAGGTCGAAGTAGATGCCAAAGTCCCCGCTTGGGTGCGGGTTCGGCATGAAGTCGATGCGACCGTTGACCGTGTTGCGGATGTACTCGCCGTTCTCGAGGTTGACTCGCGCGAAGGTCGGGCTGTCCGTCGATCCGAGGCCAAGCGTCGTGCGCTGTGCGGCGGCGTCCGCGTCGTCGAGGAGCGCAAGGCCCGCCGCGGTGACGCCGCCGTCGGTCGCGCACTGCGTCCAGCTGCGGTGACGCCAGCGCGTGTTCGAGGCGTGGTACTGCCAGAGGTCCCCGTCGTTCGGGGTGCCCGACTGCATGTTGAAGCCGTGGATCTTGTGCACCTCCGGGTTTGGGTAGGTGCCTTGCAGGTCGCCGCCGGCAGCGCCCGTCGGGTTGCCGATCGTGCCTGTGTCGATGGTCGTCGTGCCCTGCGCGTAGACCACGGTGCCCGTCTGCCCGGTCACCGTCACGGTGGTGGGGATGTTGTCCCAAACAACGGTCACGGCTGCCTCCTGACGAGGTAACCCGTGCAGACGACTTGATCGGCGCCGGCGGTCGGTGTCACCTCGAGCGCGTAGTACCAGATCGCCTCAGCCGCGTCGACCACGGTGAGCGCGGCGTCGATCGTGACGAGGTTCAGCGTGATGCTTCCCGCCGTCCCGAGCGTGATGCCCGCCGCCTGCGTCGCCGTGTGGTCGGCTGCGGCGGTCACCGACAGGCCCGAGCGCCAGACGCGCATGGCCGCCGTGTAGCCCGTCGAGAGGTTCGGCGCCGAGCCGCCCACCGAGTAGGTGAGGACGAACGAGCCGGGGCCCTGCTTGGAGTAGACGATGTTCAGCGTATCGCTCACGGGCATTCTCCAGAGATGGCCTGCGTGTTGATGATGAGCCACATGAGCGAGCCGTCGGTTCGGCGGAACGCGCTCAGGATGACGTAGGTGCCGACGGGGATGGCCTTCGGCTGGAACGACCCGATCAGGTCGCCGCTCGGCACGCCGTACGAGTAGCTCGTCGGCGTTGCCGTGTTCGAGAGCTCCGAGACCGACAGCGCTTCCTGCGCCGTCAGGCCCGTGGTGCTTGTCGCCGGCGTGGTGCCCGCGATCTGGGCCTCGTCCCACGTGTAGGTCCAGCGGTAGTTCGCGATGAGCGTGGCTGCGGTGACCTTGCCGAGGACGAGCGCGGGCGCGGGCTCGCCGCGGCTGTGCAGCCGCTCGCGGTCGTTAAAGACCTGAATCTGCGGATCAGTCCGCTGGAACTGGTCGAGCCTGCGGTTCATGGGATCGGGTAGCCCCGCTCGACGATCGCCTTGAGCGCGGCGCTGCCGCCATAGATGTTGTTGAAGTCGGTTTCGGTGCGCGGCAAGCGCTTCCACTTCACGGTCTTCGGGCCCGTTGCAACGCGGTCGGGCCGACCGTCCGGCGCGAGGTCGGGCACCTGCTCGTGGTGGAAGAACGGGCAGAACAGGAAGTCGAAGGTGACCTCGTAGAACTCGTGCTTGATCGGGTTGAAAGTGACGCCTTCGCAGATGAGCGATCGCGCCGCGCAGCCGAGGAAGGTCGCGCTGTTCCGCGTGTTGTTGTAGTTGCTGAGGTTTGCGGCCGAGGTCACGATCTGGACCGCAGTCGCGTCCTGAATGAACCGCATGCGGATTCGGCACTGGTTCACGGGCCAGACGTTCGAGTCTCCAAGGCCCTGCGTCGCCGTGCCGCCGATGTCGGCCGAGGCGTCGGACGCCGCGGGCGGGTTGGTCGCCCATCCCGTTCGGTAGATGCGCATCGAGCGGTTGATGCTCTGGAACTCCACGCTTTCGCCGGGCGTGTAGTAGGTCGACGGCTCGGAGAGCACGTACATGGTCGACCAAGTCAGGGTGTACATGGCGCCCGCGGCGTTCGGCAGCTGCTCGACGGTGTAGCCCCTGAAGCGCGCGAGGTACTGCCAGGTGACGCCCGTGCTTGAGCCGAGCGCCGGATCGCCGCGCCGCGGCAGCGCGCCCTCGACCTCCGCAAGCACCGTGTCCTTGAGGATGTCGAACGCCGCGCCGTCGTTCCGAACGATGTGGCGCCGCTCGGTGATCGTGGATTCCTCGCGGTACTCGCCCGCCTGCGCGGAGAAACCGACGGTGCCGTAGGTGAAGGTCGTTGTAGACGGCATCAGAGTTTCCCTAGGGCGATCGAGATTTGGTCGAGCTTGTAGAAGGTGGTCTGGAAGATGTTGTCGAGCGGCCCGAACTGCTCGAGCTGCCCCATGGCGCGGCGTCCCTCGATGGCGGCGATCTGCTCGGCGATCGCCTTCGCCTGCGCCTCGCTCGCGGTGACGAGCTGGGCCTCGAGCATGGACTGCTCGATCGACTTGCCGCCGAGCATGCCGCCGGCGAACGCGGCCGCCTGCGTGGCGAACTCGTCGAGGCTCGTCAGGATCGACTTCTCGCCCGCGCGCGCGCCGCCGACGGCGAACGCCGTCACCATGTCGGGGAGGCCCGCGGCGATCTGGGACTGCGACTCGAGCGCCGACAGCTTGCGCAGGAACTCCGAGTTGACCGTGAAGGTCTGCTCGCCGGTCTGCTTGAACAAGTCGAGCGCCTCGGTGGCCCCCTTGGTGGCGCGCGCCATGGTCTCGACGTACTGGGACGCCATCCCGAAGAGGGCCAGCGGCGCGGCCATGGCGAGACCTGCCCCGCCAAGGCCGCCCAGAGCCCCGCTGATCGGTCCGAGCTTGCCGAGGCCTCCGAGGAGGGCCGTGCCCTGCGAGGCCTTGAGGCCGCCTCCTCCGCCCCCTGCGGCGCCCGCCGCGCCCGCGGCGCCGCCGAGCCGCTTCATCTTGGCCGCGCTGTTCCGCAGCTTGCGCTCGACGGCCGTCAGGCCGCGGTCGACGCCGTCCGTCTGGACGGTCACGGGGATGACGAGATTAGGAAGTTTGGTTGCCACGGCGGCCCTCCTGGCGCATTGCCTCGACGATCGCGTCCTCGACGTAGGAGCGGACCTTGTGCGACATGCGGAACGCGGGTTCGGTCAGGTAGCGGGTGCGCAGGATGACGCCGCCGAGGCTGCGGTTGCTGAGTCCCTTGCGCCAGCCGCGGTTGTACGAGAACGGCACGAAACGGCTGTTCGGGTTTCGGTTCCAGAGCCGCGGCTTCTTCGCGGCCGAGCCGTCGGCCTTGACGCCCTTCTTCCACGGGCGGTAGCCCTGGTCGTGGAAGTGGCTCTTCCAGCCGACGTCGTAGGCGCCGCCGTGGCGGACGCCGACGCCGCACCAGATGACCTTGCCGCGCTTGTAGGTCTTCGTCTTCACGGCGATCGACTTGCGGGTGCGGACGTCAGCGCGGCGCGTCTTCGCCTTGACGGCCTTCTTCACCTCGTCGCCCCACGCGCGCAGGCCCTTGCGCACGATCTTTCCGCGGATCTTCGTGGGCAGCCGCTCGAGGGACGCCTTGATTTCGTCCATCTCCTTCTGCGTGACCTTGAAGGTGATTCGGTAGCCTGCGAGCATCGAGTTTCTTCCTGATTCCCCGCCAGTCGGGGATGTCGAGGTCGACGTTTATGAGCACGACGCTCATCGTCGAGAGGTCCATCGTGCAGCGCTTCATGGCCGTCCGCAGGACCGTGCGGACAGCCTCGCTCAGTCCCGGCCTTCCTCGTAGAGCTTCTCGGCTTCCTTGCCGATCTGGATGATGAGCCGGCCGTCGGCGTCAAGCGCGGCCTCAAGGCTCGCGAAGACCGGGCGGCCGTTCTCGTCGAGCAGGTGCCTGTATGCAAGCCATGCATAAAGGTGCGTCGGCGTGCGCGTCGCGATGTCCGCGCCGTCGATGAAGTCGAGCGCGCTCGGCCGGCGCAGCGTGATGGTGCCGCCTCCCTCGAGGCGGACGCCGATGTTCTTCAGCTGGAGGGCGTCCGAGATGCTCATCCGATGGTCACCGCGCCGGTGGTCTGGAGCTCGAAGGACGCGCGGATGGTGTCGTTGGCCTGCGCCGTGACCTGCCAGCTGGTGATGAAGCAGTTGCCGCTCATCGTCATGCCTGTGGAGTAGGTGCACAGGAACGCGCGCGAGGTCGGCGCCTGGATGTCGGTCTCCATGACCGCGGCGCAGGTGTCGCCCTGGTCGTAGTAGATCTCGCCCGAGATCGTCGTCGTGCCTTGGCCCACCACGAAGGTGCGCCGCGCGTCGTTGACGCGGGTCGTCTCGATGGTGTCGGTGGTCGACGAGGTCGAGACGGAAACGAGGCCCGTCGTGGCCTGGGCGTTGTAGGAGAAGGCGGTCAGTGCGGTTGAGATGCCTGGCATGGGTCACTCCCGGTAGTAGATGGTCATCGTGCAGACGGCCTCGCTCGGCGTGGCCTCGTCGCCCTCGCCGGGCTGCGCGGACTCGAGCACGTGGTTCTGGTAGAGCACGGCGTCGAAGACGATCGCGCTGTAGGTGCCAGCGACGGCCGCCGTGCGGACCTGCGCGGCGATCGCCAGGGCGTCAGCGCCCAGTTCCGCGATGCAACGCACCTCGACGTCCGCGGTGCGGGTCGGGCTGGAGCCGCACGACGCGACCTCGACCGAGCGGACCTCGAAGGTGACAGCCGGCAGCGCCGAATCCTGCAGGCGGTAGCCGTGCGTCACGCGCGCGTCGGGGACAAGCGAGATCGTGGATCCCGCCGTCAGCATGCTGCGCACGGCCTGCTCGATGCTCACTGGACCACCTCGCAGTCGATCACGGCGACGCGGTCGCGCTCGTCGAGGTTGGTGATGCTGCGAATCTTGTAGGTCTTCCCGCGGCACTCGATCCGCTGCGACTCGGTCAGGCCGATCGCCTGAGCGGTCTCCCAGCGCGCGCGCAGCTCGTACTGGCGGATGACCGCGGTGCCGTCGGCGTACGCCTGCTCCTGCGCGGAATTCTCGCGCACGTCGCAGCGGAAGTACTGGCCGTCCGTCCAGGTCGAGCCGCGAAGGCCCAGCGTGCTCGCCGCCGCGGGCGGGAGCTTCTGGAGCGCAACGAACCTGAGTCGGCCGGCAGAGATCATCGGAACGCCACCTGCGTGTAGTACTGCGCGATGATCGCCTTGTAGGCGAGCGGCACCTCGGCGAGCTGCGCGACCTGGAGGGCTTCAGGGTTGTTGTACCAGCTGCCGACGAGCGCCACGATGCACTGCTGCAACGGCTGCGGGATCACTTGGAATCCGGCCTGATAGTCGATCTGAATCGTGGTGTTCTCCTTCACGACGACCGAGGTATCGAACTCAAGCGCGTGCATCGGCTCGGTGTTGTCGATCCAGTAGTCGGTGCCCGGAAGCGTCTGCCCGTTTCCCGCCGTGTCGAAGTACAGCACCTGAGTGATGCTGCTCAACGGCTGGATCGGCGGGATGAAGCGGCCGAACTTCCGGATGAAGGCGCGGCGCGACGCGAGCTGCAGGCCAAGACCCGTCTCGCGCTCGATCATCTCGCCCGCGGCAACGCACAGCGCCGCGAGGTCGACATCGTCAGATTCGACCTCGACGCGGAGCCGCGTGCGGAGCACATCGAGCGGGATGGGGAGTGCTGGCATAAATCGCCGAACCCCCCTGTCGGGGGGCCGGCGGCAAGGGGAAAGGATCAGCAGGTAATGGCGGCGAAGGCGTCGATCAGCATGATGCGCGAGTCGGTGCGCGTGTACATGTAGACGATCGTCTCGTCGGTCGCGGCCGCGCTGTACGGGTCGATGAGGGTCTCCATGCCCATGCGGTCGGCGATCTCGAAGTACTCGAAGTTGCCGATGACCGCGAAGATGTTGTTGTTCGTGGTCGCGGTCGGAACGTAGGCCGAGATCCGGTACGGGACGCCGTAGAGCGTGCCGGGGACGCCGTCGGCGAGTCCGCCGTTGTCGGACGGCTTCCAGACGTAGTCGGTCGTGTTGACCTTGATCTTGCGCACCGTCTTGAGGAAGGTGTCGCTGAACAACCAGCTGAACTTCGCGCCGATGCGGTACTGCGGCTTCACCAGGTGATAGGTGTCGATGATGTTGTCGCCGGTCACGGTGGTGATCGCGGCGCCGCCGAGATCGGTCACCTGAGACGCCGACGCCAGCTTCGTCTGCGCGCTCGAGCCCGCGATGCCTTCGGGGTCTCCGCTGCCGTCGCCGGTCGTGAACTGCTCGTCGTGGAACAGGCCCATCGAAACGCCGTGCTTGCGCGCGATGTAGTCGAGGCCGCTGCCGACGCCGCTCGTCCCGATGACGTCGGCGAGGTACTCGCGCGAGGCCTTGGCCGCGGTCACGTACTTCGTCTTCAGGAAGGTGATCTTGGTGCCGAACGACAGGTCGTTCGGGGTGATCGAACCGCCTTCGGAGACCTTGGCCGTGGTCGGCAGCGATCCCTCGACGCTGACCTCGCGGGTGGAGTCGATGGTGTAGACGGTCGCCAGCTGGCGGATGATCGATGCCTGCTGGCGCTTCTCGATGATGCGGCGCTCGAGGTCGGTCGGCACGGGCGCGTTGCTCGTCGTGGTCGACAGCGCGCGGAAGGCCGCCATGTCGCCGCCGATGATCGAGTGCATGAAGCGC